TCCGATCTGTGTCAATAGGGGCTTGTGCTGATGATTTGACCCACTCCCCTTAGATGCCACGGGCCGGGCGCGGCCTTGTGCGGCGTTTTGACGGGTTTTGTTTTGGGCTTAGTGTGCCATAGCGGTTTGTTTGTTTGGCCTGTTAGAGAGCCGTCTAGGGCTTGGGTTGTTTCGAGCGTTTAGGCGTGTTGGGCCTTGCGGTTTGCTGGCAGCGTGTCGGGTATGGCGTATTTGTTCTTTCGCTGATTGGTAATTCGTTTGGATACGAACGATTTATTTCGGGCAAAAAGAAAACCCGAGATTTCTCTCGGGCTTGTCTTTGGTCTTGGGCCTTATGCGATTTGATTTTCTTTTTTGATTATGTAAAGAGCAACCGCAAAAGTGTCTATTGATTTAGGGCTTTCGGTATAAGTGAAGTTTCCACTTTGTCCCCATTCGGCAGGCTTGTTGCCAAACTTTCCGTTTGATACAACCCAAGCAAACTCTGGCGAACACTTAACGCCAACGCCGAATTGTTCGCGCCATACATAGCATTTTACCAATGCTGCGCTTTTTTGGCGATTGATTTTTTTACTTAGGCCCGTTGCAGTTCTTGCCATTTTGTTGCTCTCCCTATCTGCCGCAACTCTTGCGGCCTATGCATCTAATTATGCCGAAAAGGGCCAGCGATTGCAAGCGTGTCGCAACATTTTTTGATAACGAAACGATAACGAAAAACCCGCCATTTCTGGCGGGCTTCTCTCGGTCTTACGGGCCTAACGGCGCTTGCGATAGTTGCCGTCTGCGTCGGCTTCATAACCCTGCACGATTAGAAACACGCGGGCCTTTTCCAGCATCTCGGCGCGGATTACGGCGTTGCGCTCTTTGTCGGCGTATCCGTCGTTGTAATAGGCGAAGCCGTAGGCCACGCTTAGCCAGCCGTCTGCCAACTCGGTTATGCGGTAGCCGCGGCCCGTGTAGTTCGCAACGCGGCCTTTGTGCAGGCGTGCAACTCCAAAGCCGTTTTTGTTCATTAGGTTTTTGGTTTGCAAGGCGCTCTTAAATTCTGTCGTCATTAGTTGCCCGCCTTTTCGCCTAGCAGTTCAGGCAGTAGTTCGGTAAAGTTGCGGCTAAGAATTTCTAGGCGCTTCTGCTCCCATAGGGCCATTTCGAGAATTTCGCGGGCGTTCTCTTGGATACTTTGGGCCAAGCCGATAACCGCGTTTAAATCCGGCGCGGTCTTTCGCATCTCTGCGCTTAGGCGTGTCTGGTCTGCGTGGATTGCTCGGCCTAGTTCTGCCGTGTAGTTGTTGTTCATTTTTCCCTATCTGTCTGGACACTCTGCCTTAGACCTTTCCATTCTCTTATATTGCAAGGCCTTTTCGCTACTTATTTTGATAACGAATTGATAACGGAAATGTGCCTGTTTTGGCCTGTTTTGACTTGTTTTGCGGTTTCGGCATAGGTCTAAAACGCCTTGTGCGGCCCGTAGGCGGCTTGATGCCCTAAACGATACTCTCATACCGAGAGCCTGCCAAAAGGCCGTTAGAGCGCAATCTGGCGTCGAACATTTGTTCGAATGTTAGCGATAACATTTTGGGCCTAATGTCGAACATCTGTTCTAAAAGTCATTCGTATCCAAACGATTTCTTGACCATAGCAAAAAACTCCCTGCCGATTGGCAGAGAGTTAATCGCTTCGCCCTTGATAGGGGGAAAGGGCAAACCTATTTAATCGCAAACCTAACCGCGACGGCAAGGCCGCCAGCAATCAAAAGTGGCCCGAAAATGTCGGGATAGAAACTGCCCAACAATCCGGCGAGAACAACCAGCGAGAGCAAGGCCACGCTTGTAGCGGCGGCAATCAAAAGCGGCTTCATTTCGTTTCGCTTTCTTCTTCGTTTTCACAATCGCAAACCGCGCCGCAAGTGTCGCAGATGTATGCGCCCGTAAAATGGCCAATGTATCCAACGCGGTTGCCGTCTTTGTCGTAAATGATTTTTTCCATTATGCAACCTGCTCGAAACGCTCGGCGGCGACAACTTCGCGGCGCTTCTCAATCTCGGCAATTTCTTCATCAATCACAGAAACTAAGAGCGACACTTCTTCGTAAGACGCTTCGTTTTTGCGCCACTTTCCCCAAGTCTTGCCGCGGCGAATTTTGGCGCTCTTAATCTGTCGGTCAATCTCGGCAAGGCGAGCGTTATGTGTTGTGGCCCAAGCGCGGCGCGGCGCGTCAGCAATTTGTTCTTGCTGATAGTTGTATCGCCAGAGTTCGCGCGAATACTCGGCGGCCACTAGGTCAATACCCATTTTTAGAAAGTCTGCGAAACGCTCGCCAAATAGAAGCGCGGTTGTGATTTCGTAAGCGCGGTTAGTAAGCGCGGCCTTGTTTTTCTCGGCACGCTCCAAAAAATCGCTTTCGGTTTTTGGCTGGCTGTAATAAGTGTCTAGCGACATTGACCAGCCGCAAGCATAGACGGCGGTTTCGTAATCGCGCTTCGTGTCGAAATACGCTTCGACAATCGGCGCAAGTTCTGGCTTGGTCAGTAATTCTGTGTTGTTCATTTTTCCCTATCCGTTGCAACCCTTGCAACTTCACTCTCAAAGTGTATCGAAAAAGAGAGCGCCTGCAAGTGATTTCGCAAACATTTTTGATAACAAATTGATAACGGAAAAGGCCGCCTACAATCGTAGATGGCCTTACCATTTTTCACGGGTCAATGTCAATAGTGAAAACCTAAAAAACTTTTGTGATTTTCTACAACACAAAAACCGGGCTATTCGGGCTAAGGTTTGCCCTAGCGATTTATCGTGCCGCCTAGACTTTTGCCAATCACCAGCGCGGCAAGAGCGACGGGCCAGAAAATGACCGCGAGAACAATCACGGCAGCATTTGACGGCGGCGGCTTGGGCCTGCCATAAATCGGGTGGCGGCTAGTCTGGCGGCTAATGGGCCTAACCAGATTTTGCTTCTTTACAGGGCTAACCAAATTTTCACTAACCAAATTTTGGCCCTTAATGTCGCTAACTAAATTTTTTACATCTCCCATTCGTAAAAAACCTCTGGCTCTCGGTCTTCTGTCGCTTCCAAGTAAGTAGCAAGAGCATTTAAACCCGTCTCGCCTTTCTTGTAATAAACATTTAGAAACCAGCCGAGCATTTCCCTTTCGGTTTTTGCTTGTTCGATTTTTTGTTCGCGGCGCGTAGTGATAATTTGTTCGTCAAGATGCCAGCCCTTTTCATTCGGGTAAGAACAACCGCATTTAATTTTCGCCATTTTTTAGGCCTTTCTTGATTGTGTCTAATTGCTCTTGTGTCGCAATGTCTGCCATTTCGAAACCAAACCAATTAAGAATTTCTGCGGCAGCGTCGTCAGCAATCGGCAAAACTTCTTCTGTGTCTTGCTGAAACTGCGTTAAAATGCTTTCTTCCCATTCTTCGATTTCGAAATCGAATTGGTCAATGCTGGCAAAAAATACGCCGTCAGCATCAGTAAATGACCTAATGCGATAAAACTGCGAAAGGTCTTGACTTTCTAAAACAAAAACTTGCTCGATTAGTTCAGCCATTTTTAGTTCTCTTTCCAAGTTAGGCCCTTATCCAAAAGCAAATCCCCGAAAGTGTCATTAACAACATTTCCCAAGTATTCGTTTCTCGACAACTCACTCGCAAACGCGGCCCAAATTTCAGGCGTGATTACTTCATTAACTAAGTCTTGCAAATCTTCTTTTGCATAAACCGCGACATATGCCAGCGGCTCATCATCTGGCACATTTGCAAGGGATTTGATTAGTTGCGCTTTTGTGATTTCCATTTTTCTTTTTCTCTTTTCTATTTCTCGGCAATTGTTAGCGACATTAGGCGGCCGCTGCCCTGTTCGGTTTTGTTTGATTTGACTTCGTAAGCAAGGCGTTTTGGAAAGACCGGGCCTTGCCAGCCGTTTTCTATTTTGTTAGTTAGGTTGCGGTCAATGATTTCATTTCTAATGTGGCGCTTGGCTGCTCTTAGCCCGTTATTTGCCACTCTTTCGGCTTCGCCCGTGTTGCCTAACGCAATTGTGAAATCAATACGGCAATGCCACCGCCCGTAATAAAGGCGTGAATTGTCTGGCATATACCAAGTTGTCAGCGTGTAATTTTTTGACTTCATTTTTCGGCCTGTTCTTCTCTAATGGACATTTGCTTATTTTCTAATTCGTGTATCGAGCCGCACTCATCACAAACAACATCTTTGACAGATTGCAAACAATCGGCGCAGATTTGTTCATTTTGGAAAAGTTCAGTTGCCAACCCGTCGAAACAACATTGGCAAGTAAAAACAGGTGCGTAAGGCTCGAAACTTAGGTGATAATCGCCAAACTCTAAGCCGTTAGTTTTAGGCGTTTTTGCTAATGCTTCTTTATAGTTTTCGAGAAACTGCTCGGCCTGTTCTGGCGTGTCTGCTTCGTAAGAAACAAAAAGTTTAATTTCGGCTATAAATTCCATTAATTAATCTCGCTTATCTCAACAGAAACATTTTTGGGAATGGTCAGGCCTAGTTCGTACCAAATCATTTTCTCGGCCAACTCTGCCGCCGTGTCTTCATCAAGAGCCTTAACGCTCACGCCAACACAAGAAAACGGAAACACAAAATTAACTTGGTAATCGGTCATTTGACAATCACCGCTTGCAAGATTTCTAAGCCGTGCCACTCTCGGCAATGCGCACAAGTAGGGTCAGGCTCTCCGCTACCTTCCAAAGTCAGTTCGCAAAGTTCGATTTCTCCACAAAAAGCGCATTTCTCTTTCTGCGATTTAGTGATTTCGAAACTCGCGCCGTGTTCGTCGTGAGAGTAGCGAACAACTTGTAAATCTTTGTCGCCGTCGCTAAACAAAAATCGCAAAGTAAATTCGCCGTCAATAAAAAAGACTTCCGGCAATTTAGACAATGGCACATTTGTTTCGCCTGCAACTCTGCGCCAAGACATAGCCGCGCCAGAGATTTTAACGATTGTGTCGTCGTCGAAATTGTTTGCATCTCGCCAAGAGTTTAGAAAGTTCTCGCGCAAATCGTCGAGTTGGTCTTGCCAGCAATCACCGAAACAGACTTCGCTTGGCGTATCTAGCCATTCGCCTTTTTCGTCGTCAAATGCTTGGCAAACGCATCTTGTTGTTAGTTGTGTTTCGCTGGCCATTATTTCCCCAATTCTTCGATTACGGCTTGCAAGGCATTAATTAATGTCTGTGCCGTTTCTTTGTCTAACTCAATGTTGTAATCCAAAGCGCTTTCGTTATTAGCCCAAAGAATGTCTAACAAAACTTTGTCGCCAAAGTCTTTTCGGCTTGTGAATGTTGCAGTTATGCCAGAGCCTAAAAAGGCCGTGATTACTTTTTCGATAAGAATTGCCATTTTTAGTTATTCCAATCTTCGTCAGCAATGTTAAATTCGTCTTTCATTCGCTTGATGATTGCGTTTAGACGCGCGATTTCGTCAATCGGGTCATTAATCAACCCTTGTTCTTCTGCCCAAAACACGCCACTAAATTGCTCTGTGTCGTTTGTGTCTTGCCACTCAACCGCGAAATGACCTTGTGCAATTTCTAGGGCATCTTCTTCGGTTGCCGCTTCGATAAATGTTTCTACCCAAAAAGTTTTTTGGGCTTGGATTTTGTGCAACGGCATTTTTATTCGCCAACTTTCTTTGTGTCAAGAATTTTCACGGCTTGGTCGTAAAAATCATCTTCATATTCCAGCCACTCGCCTTTTTCGTCGTCGAACACTTGTTCGCTCTTGTCAAATCGGGCCATAAAAGTTTCGTCATCAATGAAAGCGCTTTGGTCTTCCAAATCAACTGCAACAACAAAATAAACAATTTTTGCCATTTGTCTTTTGCCTTTCTAAATCTCTTGATAGACGCGGCGAGTTGCCACTTCATAAGGGTCATTAATTAGGCCAAACTTTTTGAGTGTTTGCCCAATGTTGTAAGCCGCGAGAAAATAGCGGTCTGTGCCAATGCCAGCGCCTTTTAGTTCATTAAAAGCGCCAGCATAAATGTTTTCTTTCCAGCACGCTGCCAACCAATAGGTGAGATGTTCGATTTCGGTTTTGCCGTCGTTGTTAAACGCTAGGTCTACCTTGTAGCGGTAAGACATATTGCTTGCGCTTGTATGAGTAATGCTGATTAGCAATTTTCCGCCGTCTGCGAGTTTTTGCGCTACTTCTTGGGCGTATTGCTTTTTTAGTTCAGGCGTTAGGTCTGCCTTGATAGTTGCCACTTTGCTACCTTTCTTGATGTCCACTCTGGACACTCTCAAAAAGATAACACGACAAACACGAATTTATTACGCATTTCGCAAACATTTTTTATAACGAATTGATAACGACAAACAAAAACAACCGCCCAGATTGTCGGGCTATGGTAAGACGACAAAAATCCCATATAGGCCTCGAACCGAATTTTGACTTAAGGCATCAAACCAAATTTTTACTATAAAGGGCTTAAACCAAATTTTACATATATGCGTTCAACCAAATTTTTTACAAAGGCTTATTGCCACGGCGCTGATTACAAGAAGCATGAGCAGCAGCCAAAGGACTATTCGCATCACCCGGAATCAGATGGTCTGCTTGCCACAAATCACCAACACGCGCACCCTCACCACAAATATGACAAACAACAGCAAAGTCACGCACCTGTTTAGCCCTACGCCGATAATCCCCACCATAAGTATTCAAAGTCTTTTTAATAGTTGCCCTGCGCAACTCAGCCAACTCATCAATACGGCGTTGATGAACCTCACAACGATTACCACCAGAAGTTAACTCGCCACAATCTAAACAAGGTTTAGGAAAACGGCTCATTTGCGTTTATCTGTTGAATAAAATCCTGAGCCATTAAATTTGATGCCAACATTGCCCAAAACTTGACGAACTGGATTTTTGCAAACTTCACACTTGCTTGGCTCAGTATCGTCAGTAATTGACCGAATTTGCTGAAAAACATGCCCGTCGCTGCAAACATACTCATAAAGCGGCATCAGGCACGCACCATTCGTTTACCGCATACGCATACAGCAATTAGATTTGCATCTGCTGTTTCCGTGCGTTTATTGCCACATGAACAAACAAAGTCCATAACAATCATTTAACCACCCTTTCAATAAACTGCTTAACCGCAACTGCTTCACGGTCAGCACCAAGTTGATAAAGTTCAACATAATAGGCTTTCAACGCAGCCAACAAATCCTTAGCAGTCACTTCGCTCTTTCTTTCTCTAAAACCTGATAAAACTCAGTAGGCGACAACTTTACCCCAGTTCGATAACTCGTATCAAAACGCTCTAAAAATGGGTCGCCCACACAATGCTCAGGATTAATGCAGTCACCATAACCACACTTCCTAACACCAGCAAGAATAGGCTGACCAAAGCGTGTAACCGGAATCTCGTTCTCATCGAAGTTACCGACATGACTCAAACACACTCCAAACTTTGTTTCAACAGGCACAGCGTTATTGCAATCAGCACAAACAGTCAAATTTTTGGCTTTACCTCTACGCATACGCAAAGTCTGTGCATCAACAGGATTAAAGCAACTACTACAAAACATTTTTCCCTTTTCTTTTTTGTGGACTAGCAGAGAATCGAACTCTGGTCTTAGCCGTTCCCATTTAGGGTTTTAGCGACTAATCAACACCATTTCTAGCCCAACTCCTCACCAGATGCGTAGTCTGATAAGGAATCTTTTAAAATCTTATTACACTTCCACCAAAATAAACACCTTTTTGAAGTTCCAAACAGGTAATACCAGATTTTGAATCTTCGCCAGAAACTCGCCTAAACCAAGACGAACCATTATCTGATGTTGTGGCTTGCACCCAGTAACGCGAACCGCCATTATGTGATTCACCAACTTCAACAACTCGCAAATGGTGAAAGTGACCTGTGAGAAGTAGCGAGGCAGCAGCCACAGGTTGATGACCAAATGTTGACCCACGCCACCAAGTCACAGCGTTATCTGGGCGGTTGTATTGGTGTCCGTGAGCCACACCAACAATGTGAAAACCATCATCAAACGCATCAAAAGCCAACGACTCATCATGCGGTTGTGGGATAAGGAACTCGACAGGCAAACCAACTTCTGAAGCCAAACGGCGAACCTGCTGCAAAATAACAATGCCCCAGTCATCAACACCCGGCTTACCAACAGCCTGTTTGCTTACACGCCATTGGCAATGATTAGACCCAATAGACGCATAAGTGACAGGTGCGTATTTGGTTGCCATCTTCAAAAAATCCCAGATAAGCGCACAAGCCAAATCAACCTGCTGCATGATACTCAAATCATTACCCTGCAACTGTTGAAGATTAGCAGCATTCTCAAAACCCTCAATAATGTCACCCAAGTCAACCGCATAAATACGCTCATACTTGTTCTTCTTCAAATGCTGCTCAATCAACGCATAAGAGTTATGAATACGCTCAACAAGTTCCTTGCTACCACCACGCTGGTCAGTTTTACCAACCTGAAAATCAGCCAAACAAGCAACAAATACTTTGTCCGAAACTACTGGCTTTATCGTAGGTTTTTTTGTTTTCTTTACTTCCGCATAAAGCGTAGGCAAATCCAATACAACACCATTGCGTTTCTGAAACCGAAACTTGTAAGAAGTCAACCATTGAGGTTCAAGCGGAAAAGGTCTTGCAACCTGCCAACGCGAAGTGCGTGGCACACCAACAACCTCATACTGTTCAGGGTCAAAACCTGCCTCAATAAGGAACTGTTCAAAATCTGGTTTCTCATCATCCGATAATGCGGGTAATGTGGCTTCACCCAAAGAACCATCAAATTCAAGTGCTGGTTCAAACCCTGATGGTGGTTTAATTTTTATGGTTGGTTCAAGATTTTCTAACATTAGTTAACCCTAAAGCAAGCACACGACTTTTTACGGTGATTGGTTATGGCATTATCTGAAAGTAGCAAACCAAGTTTCTTTAATTCATTTGAAAGGCTTTTAGCAGCCCAATCTGGTGATACAAGTGCTTGTTCAAGAATCTTTGCATCTTTGCTTTCCAAACCATTTAGAACAGTTCTTACACGGCAACTGAATTGTCTAACTGGTGGTTTCAAATTTTCAAGCATTTCTACTCCCTTGTTAATGCTTTGGCTAACTTGATAGCGTTTGGGTCTGCCACTTGTGCTTGTCGCGCTTCGTTTGTTACCCATGCAGCCAGCGGTTTGCGTATTGCCTCAAAGTCCTCAGACCAAACCAAGTTCTTATCGGATAGCAAATCTGCTGCCTCAGACAAGAGTTTATATGTTTTAGCGAAATCTCGCAATGAAACTCCTAAGTGTTTTGTAAATAATAAATACTGGTTTTGGGCTGAAAAAGAGCAGATAGTTATTGATTCTGGCTAGTTTCCATCGCAGGGGTGTCCGGCGGGGTTGTGCTTTGTGCTTACCCATCTATGCCGTTCCTTAGTCTGTCAATAATCCATTTGATTGATGGTTTTGATGGGTGTGATGATACTTCTTCTAGCCAATCAATGATTAAATCGCGCTCAGCAATACGCCCAACAATTTTGCCGTTATCTAGAGCAACATTCATTTGGTTTATAAATTCAGCCATGCTGATGTTTAGTTCTTCTTTGTCCATATCTAGTGGCATTTCATTTCCTCAATCTTTTTGAGTAGTGCAGCATCTATGCGTTTACGGTCTTTGAGTAGTTCTAGGATTTCTTGTTTCATTTCTAGTTTTCCTAGTAGTTTGCCGTTTTTGTGGGCAGCAGCAGCAGCATCGTAAATGCCATTGAAAATTGGGGTTTGAGTCACTTGTTCTCTCCCTTGATAAGAGCGATAGCATCGTTGATAGCCCTGTCTAGGCAATCGGGGCAAGCATGGTCGGTCTGCTCCTTTAGCAGTTTGATAATGCGTTCACGCTCATCTTGAATACCAGCGTTGTAGTTTTCGTTGCGTGTCCGAATTAATTGTTCCTGCGTGTAAAGTGCTTCACTCACTTGTTATCCCCTTTGATAGCAGCAATAATTGTATTGAACTGAGGAAACCAATTGACACCATTCTCATCAATGTAAGGTCGCAATTTCTCAACAGCAGCCAAAATGCGCTCACGCTCAGCAGCACGGAACTTAGCCTCAAACTTGCCAACACCAGACTGATAACGAACCCAGTTGTTGTAATGAATAATGCACAAACCACGAGCGCGGTGCTGACCTGTGCAACCATCAATCTCACATTTACGCATCTTGACCCCAAACAATGCACTTACGACCAGCACGAGTAGTTGCATAAGACTTGGCAACAACAACACCTAAATTGACCAAATCTTTACGGCGCGAACGAATACCAGATTCTGTGCCAAGCCAACCTTTAGCCCTAAAAGCAGAAACAAGTTCTTCATCTGTTAGGGGCTTACGCAACAATGACCAAATCTTGTATTGCGTGTCTGAAACTTCAATAACTGACTCGGCAGCCTCATGTGAGGTGTGAGGGTCAGTTTTTCTTGCACTTGCCATGATTCCCTTTTCTGTAACCGTATTTCGGTCACAAGGAAACTGTATTTCTTTTGAGAGTGTTTTGCAAGTAATAACACGCCAAGTTATCAAACTGTTATAAAGCCGAAATAGTGATGCTTGCACCTGAAACAGGGTAAGTGTCGGGGGTGCTGCCACACCAAACTTCTTTGGCAATCAACTCAACGACCAAACAGTCATCTACCCACAACTTTGATTGAGTGATGGAGTCAAAAACGCCACGAACCAATTTATCCAAATCAGGTGTTGTAGCCGGATAAGGCCACTTTGGGTTCTTGGGCTTGGTGATAAAAAAAGTTACAGAAACCTTTACAGGTTCATCAAACATCACAAACGATTCAGTTTGTAACATCTTCTGCCGGATAGCCAAAACAATTTCGCTACGCCAAGCAGGTAAATATTTTGATGCTTCAGAGAAGCGACCATTCCCACGATAACTCTTAGAGCCTTGTGGTGCAGGTCGCCCCTCAACGAAAAAAGAAAACTCTTTCCGTTTCTGGTTTGGCAAAACTATTTCTTTACCCATACATTGACCGCTGCGAAAGCAAACAAAACCATTAGCATCAATGCAGAAACGCGCACAAAACCAGAAAATTCAGCAGTATCGCCAATCAACCAGAAAAGGTAACAAGACCACAACTGGATGATAGTAGCAAGCACTTTAGGCATTAGAAAGGGTCGTTCCCACGAGGCTTGTCGCTACCCAACTTGCTGATAACAGCCTCATTGACATGAACCTCAATCGAGGTGTGTTCCTTGCCTGACTTGTCAGTCCACTTGCGTTCCTGACCTGTTGCAAAATCAATAGCAGGTTTAGCAGACATCAAACCAGAAACATGAATAACATCATCTGGCTGAACAGGAGTGTTCGACCAAACTTTGAACCAAGTTTTACCCTTTGAACCATCGTTGCGAGTGTATTCCTCAACAACTGTGCAATGTCCGTTACCAGCCTTTTCGACCTTTACGAACTCTAGTGTTACTTTAGCCATTCCCATGACCCTTTCATTTATTTTTATCAGAAACCGCTGATAATCGGTTTATCTGATGTCCTGAAGCCACACAATCTGTGTGTCCGCAAGAACGCTCACCCGGCATGAATGGTTCACCATCCAAAATTGGGGTCACGCCATCAGCAGCATACAAACCATGCCAACTAATGCACCGAGTCTTACCATACTGGATTGTTGTGGCAGGTTTAGCCCGACACGACTGACAAAGCATCCTGTCACGGCGCTTCTTTGGGGCAACAGCCCAAACAAATCCGCACCTGTAACAAAGCACTTGGTTTTCATCCACAACCACACCTTAGCGTTTTTTCTTAGCCAACTCAATACAACACGGCGAACAAAAAACAAGTTTTTCACCATGCTTACAAATAGGGATAGGCGAACCAACTTTGCGCTGAATCGGTTGACCAGACTGTTCACGCCGAGTCTCAGTAAGTTTCCGGTCAGCAATAATTCTTGCTTTTGCCAAAATGTGTTTAGGTTCAACCCAGTCAATCGCAACATCCTGTTTAGCCAAATGTGCAGCCTCACGAGCCAAATCAAAATCTAAATGCCCAATAAGCCCATGCCAAGCCAAAATGCCGTCAGGATGAATTTTGCGATTATCCGTCAAAGACAGAAACTCTAAAATACTTGCGGTATCAACGGCTTCCATAACGCTTCCTAAACTCATCCAAAACCGACTTATTCTCAGTAGCCCTATTGCCCTGCTTGACTTCTGGGCGAGTATTACGAATCCAAGTCTGCCAAGTCCTAACCCAATCCAACTTTGTATTGTTCTTTGGTTTAGTTTCCCAATAATCTACAAAGTTCAAAGTGGCTTTGTCAATGTCCACATCAGGATGATTTAAAGAAGCCCAATTTCTCATCTCACGACTAACAGAAAAATCTTCAGGAATTCGTGTCGCTCTAGTATCTGATTCTTTATGGTTCTTAATGATGGTTTGCGTGCCAACAGGTGTCACCCCTGATTTACCTGAGTTGTCACCCCTGCTTACCTGAGTTGTCACCCCTGCCTCAACATTAATCCAATACAAATTCGTCTTATATTGCGATTTCATCGGGGCAGAATTAACCTCAACAGTCAACTCGCCGAGTTCAACCAACTCTTGAATGTCACGCTTAACAGACCTTTCAGAAGCGTTCGCATAACGAGCCAAAGTTTCAATGCTAGGCCAAGCCCCATTATCGCCAAAATGGTTAGCGATGCCCAAAAGCACTAGTTTTGCTCGACCAGTCGCTTTTGAATAATTCAGCACCAAATTCATGGCTTCAATACTCATAATTTCCCTTTTCTTTCGGTTATTTCAAATTGTGCGTATCCCAACGCCCAAAATCATCATCTAAATAAGCCCATACGCCTCTGTAAGCGTCAAAAACAGGCTCGGTTAGGGAATTACCCCATTTACTCAATTTCCAGCCGTTAAAACGCCCCACAGACGCGAAAGCCGAATCAGACTCCAACAACCCATTAGCCACAGCACACAAAACAATGATGTTACTAGGGCTATCAGCCCCACGACCACCCATCCCACGATTACTACGATGCTGAGGCACAAGGTCGTCACCAGTCGAACCACAATGAAAACACCCCTTGTCACGGTCAAGAAACTTCTGAAACTTTTTCTTATTCATCGAACTCTGCACCCCTGAAACCAATGTGCAAATTCTTATCAGTAAAATCTGGGGCAGACTCCACACTCGTAGCAGCCTGACTAAAAAAATCAGCAGAACCAGAAACCTTGCACTTATGAGATTTACGCCACTCCAAAAGCAACGCAACCTCATCACCCCTATCCAACTCGATAGAAGCCCCACAAGAACAAGTTTCGCTAATTGCCATGTTTATAGGTTAACTCAACCTGTTTAGCCATAGTCGCCGTCAACATACCAGCATCAGCCAACTGCTTAGTCTTATTACGAATACGATTCAACTCAGCCTTAGCCAAATCAGCAGCCAAACGAGCCTCAGCAGCATCCAACTTCGCATAAGCCTCACGCACCGCAATAGCACCCTCAGTATTCAAAATTGTGGTCTGATAAATGCGTTCATACTCAAACTCACAATCAGCCAACTTACACTCAGCATCATAAATCGCTGCTGGCGCTTTAGCCGACTCAGCAATCAAACGCTGCAATTCCTGAATCACCATGTCAGGAGTCAGAATCTTTGTCATTTAATTTCTCAACCCTTTCTTCAATCAAATCAACCAATTTCATAAACAAATCATTAGCACCAAATTGACCATAAGTCTCATTAATGCACTCCTGCAACTCAATCACAGAAGCCAAAAGGATTCGCCTATCCTCTTGCTGCAACGCCATAATCTTTAATCTGTTCCAACACATCAGCCGGAACACGAGCAGCCTTAGCATCCGAATACAAAGCCAACAAAGCATCAACATTGTAAGCAAGAGCCAACTGCTCAGCCTCAGTCACCCAATCACGCTTGGATGGAGTGACACCGCGCTCAACCTTAGCCATTTCCTCACGGCTAGTGCGCTTATTGCCAGAATATCCAGCATTGGCCAACGCACGACCAATAGCAGAGGTTTCAGCGTTTTCAAGAGCAGAAGTTTTGTTAGCCATGCCAACGCCATCAATCTCAAACGCCCAACCAGTCGCTTTTAAATAACGACCATCAATACTCACATCAGGCAACCAAATCTCGGCCTTAACAACCCAAGTAGAAACAGCCCTGTCAGTTGGAGTCGTCTTATTTTTGGTAATGATACGAGCATTAGGCTCATCCGCATATAGGCGCTTAATGCGTTCCTCAACAGTTTCATAATCATTCAAATTGAACTGAGCCATTACATCTCACCTTTCTTACAAGCACAACCAGCATTCTCCAAAACCAACAAACGCTCAGTAATCACCTTGACAACACCAGTCATCTCACTCAACCACTTATCAGTCAAATCAATGCGCTTACCCAACATCTCATTAATTTCCATCTGCATCTCAAATACAGACGGCTTCTTCTCGTCAGACATTTTTCCCTTTCTTAACAGTCAACGAAACAACACCATTCTTATTAACCGAACGGCTACAAACAACATACTCCTGCTCACCGACAATCACAACCCCACGACTCGCCGAACCCAAATTATCCAAAGTCGCAGACTTCAACATCTGCAAATGAGCATAAGCCTTATCCGCATCAGCCTGAGCGTTTTGCAAATGCACACCCAAATCACCCAAATCAACAGGCATATCATCAACATCACGAGGCGACAAATCACGAACCGTCTGATAAGTCGAATCAGACCCGTCCCACTCCGGCCTAACATCAGACAATACCGACTCACGCCAACGCTTCACAGCAGCCATAATCGTGCTGAACTCAAACAAATCAAACTCAATATCGAACTCGCGCAACTCATTACCAGCAAACAAAGCCACCAACTTTCCCCGAGTAACACCCATCACATAGCAATACCAAAGCACCTGATACTTGTAATGCAAAGGCATTTCATCAAACGGAATACGCGCAGTCTTAATTTCCAAAATCCCACGAATACCATTAGGCCAAATAAGCATCCCATCAGGATTAGCCCTAGCCCAATCATTCTCATCATGCGACCAAGTGCCAACATTCGACTCAATCCGATAATCAGGATTCTGTTCCAACCACAACTGCTTCACAGGCTCTTCAAACAACTGACCAATACGCATAGCCAAAGACTGCTTCACCTCACTAGGAATCTTCCCAGTAGCCTTAGCCCAAGCCGTATAAGCAGACTCCCACGGATTCACACCACAAATCTGCCCAACAAGCGTTCCAGTAACAACAGCATCACCCTCACGCAACGCCAACCACTCAGCCGAACCCGACTCAAAATTACCCAAAAATTTAGGCATACAAACTCCCTTTCTCGAAGTAAGATAACCCTATGACAGACCGCCGACAAAAAGCCATCGAAAACGCAAGATTTCGGCTTTTAGAATTACAATCTGATAACGGTGGCACACCATGTGAAGAAAATCCAGAACTGTTCTACCCAGAGGACTATGAAAAACCTGATATGCAACGCATGGCAAGACGAATAGCCAAAGCCATATGCCAAGAATGTCCACTAATGCAACAATGCAGAGAATTTGGAATCATGTCTAACGCACAATACGGCATCTTCGGCGGAATAGATTTCTTCCAAAACAACAAATCAGCGTAACAAAAAATAAGCCTGAATTGTCAACAACCGACGAATCAACCTACTTAGAAGTTTTATCAACCGTCTTTTGAACCGCATCCTGAGTGGCTTTAGCAACAACATCTGAATCAGCCTTACCAGTCACCGCAATAGCGTAACCAACCGCACCAACAACACCCAACATGAGCGTTCCCCAAGCAATCACAACACCATCAATCCAAGAACCAGCCACAATCGCACCAGTTCCGGCAGCACCACCCAAAATAAACAAAAACAAGCCAAACCCACGCCACAAAATAGTAGCCAAAACATCCCATACGGCCTTAAAACGACTTTTCATCAATTTAGACATCAGTGACCCTCAGGATTAGCAATAAGCGTCTTAGAGGCTGCTATACGCGCAGTCAAAAACTTGTGAGCATCAGCCACAGCACCAGCAAAAACACCCTTACGAGTATCAGACAAAGTAAGATGCAAATGAACCCCACTCGAAAACTTGCCAGAAGTGCCAGCCTTACCAACAACCTCACCACATTTCAACGGATGACCAACATTATGCGGTGACTGCTCAACCAAATGACAATAACCAAAACTCTTAGGCTTACCATCCACCATCACTTCAAGCACAGCAACCCAACCAAGGCCATCAGACCACTCATTAATTACAATCTTGCCATCCGAAACAGCAAACAACGGCTCACCAGCAGCAAAACCGTTATAGTCAGTGCCACGATGCCCATTCGGGTGCAACGCATCCTTAACACCAAACAAAGTGCCAAGTTTAACTTTTTTTACAGGCATCACCCAAGACATTAGCCACCCACAACCTTCATAATCGCTGCCGAAATACCGCCAGAAGCAAACGCCAAACCAACCAAAACCCACTTGAATTGTTCAAGAGCGCGAATACGCAACTCATGGTCTTTCATGTTACGCTCAACCCACTCAACATGGTTAGGCAACTTCTCATTCAGGCGCTCAACCTGTTTAATAAGTTCAATCGCCCATGCAGGTATGTTCTCGGATTCCATAATGCTCTCTCAAAAAACCGAGCGTAGAATCGGTGCGTTTACAGGTTTAGTTTAGCCGACTAACGAATCAGACCTTGCGAAAGTGCCTCAATTTCGACATCTGACAAACCCAATGCTTTAAGTTTTGCTTTTGCAGTCTTAGGTGCGTCTTTTCTAGCCTTTTCAGCCGCATTAAGGTCTCTCACAGTATATTGACGAATCCAAACACCGTTAATTTGTTTTGGTTCTGCATCTTCAATAATTTTATCTTCTTGCCATTCAATAGCAGCATCTTCTACCCAAACTAGGTGAGTAGGCGGATTTTCAACATTACCATCCCAATCAGGGTGTGTAATCTGAACATCACCTAGAAAAATCGGAAACTCTTTAGTTTGAGTGTTATAGAAAAAAGCCATTTTATCTCCTATGGGACATCTGTTTTGCTTAAAGTATAACTTGCATAGGCAGCATTTGATGGTGCAGCAGTGCTAATAGTTGGAGTATTAGTAATTGGTGTATTAGCACTTCCATATGTAGCGGTAAAAGTTGTAATTGTATAAGATTCTGCTGTCCAGTCAAAAGAATAACTACCAGAAGTATAAGTTCCAGTTTTAGTTCCATCAGCAGGTAATTTAGCAATTATCTGTGGTCTTTGAGTAGTTGTATCCTGATACAGGCTAATAATCAAATCACCATTAGAATAATTAGCCGCTACGCCACCATAAATGTATGGGTAAGAACCGCTGATTCTAAAAGCAAAACTTCTTTGCCATAGGACTGTGCCAGCACTATTTACTTTGATAACAATCATTGATTTGTTTTGACCCGGGGCTACAAACCAAGCGTATACATTGTTAGAAGAATCTATTGAAGAACCGCAGGTATAACCGCCAAAACCAGCCGAAATGGTAAAAGTTTTACCCCAAGTCAATAAAAGGTCAGTATCAAATTTCATAATTAAAGCGGAACTACCATTACCGCCAGCCTTATAACTATTATCTGATGAATCTATGCCAAATTTTTTACCCTGATAAGCAATAGCAGGTGTAGTGGTATAAGAACGAGAATTTATAACAGTGCCAGAAGAGTTAAACTTATAGTTTTGACCATTCCTATGCATATATAAGTTATTTGTTCCCCACATAATTGCGTTGAAATTATCATAACCTGACCAATATAGACCCCAACCCAAAGTTCCAGCAGGAACAATTTGAGTAATAAAATTATTATAGGTAGAGCCTGTGTAATAAGCACCTAAAGTGTAAGTATTACCTGAAGTATCTGCTGTAATACCATAATTTTGGCTCGTTGCCGTAGCCATGTTGATACTTTGATTTACTGCGGCTGTGCCATCGGCGTTCAATTTTTGAACATAATTGTTTTGAACAGACCCTGTGCCATTTACTCCAGCGGCATAAATAGCACCATTAGCCCATTGAATATGGTTCATATCTTGTGACCAAGTCGAACCATAAAGGCGTCTAACCCAAGTTACAGCACCAGTGTTATCAATTTTATATATTTTAGGCTCTTGATAAGTTGGGCCTGTGCCTGAATATTCAAAGTAAGCATTACCAGCATTATCAGTAGCCAAATCAGTGCTATAAACCTGAGTTACACCGCTAGTATCAGAAACAATGGCATACCACCACGGACCGGGTGCGCTGCTAGTTCCACTACCCTGACCAATAAAGCCAAGTGGTATAAGCATTAGGCCACAGCACCAATCACACGATAAGAGTTCGCGGCAACTTTAATAACCGAAGCCGCGCTGTATTGAGTTCCCATAGCAAACGATTTAGCCGTTCCAGCAGTTCCAGCACCAGCCCAAGTAGTCACACCAGTTCCAGCCGAAATACTCACAGTTCCAGCACCATCACGCACAATGTCAATACGCTCACCAATGTCAAACAAGTCAGGAATCACAATGGTCTGCGCCGAAGCATTAGACGAAACAAAAGTTGTGTTCGCATCAGCAGCAGTAGCAGTGTAAGCCGTCACAGTGCTGCTAGTAATGGTCGAATAGTTCAACCCAGTCCAAACACCATGCGTATAAAGGTCAAGCCCTTCAGAAGCCGTAACAAACGAAACCATGCCTGTCGCAACCGAAGTGCCAAGCGCAGACGAACGCGCCGAAGTAGTCGCATAAACCTGAACAACTTGGTCTTGAAGATAGTTTTGAACCTGCGCTGCCGAAAGAACAGCACCAGCACTAAAAGTGCGCCAACCTGAACCAGCCATTAAATACTCCTAAAAACCTAACGAGTTATAGTCTAGCAAACCAAAAGCCACATCATCTAGCACAAAATAGGTAGCATCAATAGTCTGAAAAGACAAAGTAACTTTATGGTCGCTAATGCCCATCTGATTCTGAATACCTATAACCTCAGCATATTTATCAATTACAGACCCAGTTTTATTAGGCTGAAATTTGATACGACAAACAGACCCAATTTCAAGCCCCAAAATAGAATTCTGCTGAACTGTAGACAACTTATTCATAGGGATAGTTACAGACTCAAAACGATACTCAGGATTCGCATACTGAGAAACCAAATAAACAGCCAAAGAACCCAAAGCCGTATCAGAATTCATCAACAGACCATCAGCCGAATAAGTCTTAACACCATAAGTCTGCTGCGACAACAAATCATCAGCAACAGCCTTACCACCATTCAAACGACTCAACTCAGCCTGATTAAACAACAACTCAGACCCATAATTGACCTGAATATCGCCATAAGGAATACCAGAACCATCATCTGACAAAACAACAGCACCAGAACTCACAATAACCGCATTACGGTCTTTGAAAGTAGCCTTACCATCCTTGCTAATAAAGAAAATGCCCGGCTCAGACTGCTCAATAGTATTAATGTATTGCATCACATTAGTGCCAGTATTAATAACATCAGCCTGTAAAGTCTGTCCACCAGCATCAATAGCACGATTAGCAGCAGACCAATTCACACCCGGGTCAGACAACACAGCATTAATACGCGCACCAGACAACTGAGAAGTAGCCGTTCCAGCCGTAATAGTTTGACTAGCCAAAGCCGAAAAACCATCAAAAGCAGTCAAAGCAGCATCAGACTGTCCACTAATGTTGTAAGACAAATTCCAGTCATCAACCAAACCATAAAACTGCACAACAGTTCCAGCAGTAATTCTTACCTCACGGCGCGGAACAATCTGACCATAAAAAGGCGAAGAAGTATTAGTTGGGTCAAAATAACGATTTTGATTATTAAACTGCACATTCGCTGAACCAGCATTAAAACGGTCAAGTTCACGGTTCTTACCGCGACTCAAAGAAACACTTTTTACATATTGAGTTACATCATAATAAGAAGCACCAGACAAAAAGTATTGAGTATTGTCAAGTTTTCCGGCAACAGGGTCATCCAAAGTAAACCAAGAACCCGGCGAATTCTCATCAAAACCAAGTTCAACCTTACGAACAGGTAAAGCCATTACACACGCTGCCAAACACTACCATTAGTGCGCTCATAACGAGTAATACTATCAACAATGGTCTGACCCAACTCTGCCTTATCAGTTACCATACCAGCATTGATATTAATTTCATAAACTGTGCCACGACCAACCGAAGCAGCGCGGAAAGCCAAATCATTACCAGTAGCAATACTTCCACCACCAACATTAATACTTTCAGCAACACCACCCAAATTAGGGCTAAACAAACCAGCCATCTTATAAGCATCAGAATTCATAAAATCAGTCATACGCGCATTAAAAGTAGAAGTAAACGCATCAGCCAAAGCCTGTGCAGCACCCATCAACGCATTATCCTGAGCCATCAAACCAGCAATAAGACCATTAGTAATATCAACACCAGCACCAAACATCACCTGAGCAGTCTGCTCAGCAATATCAGCACCAACCATATCCAAATCAGCAAATACCGAATTCAACTCAGAAACAGTAGCCGAACCACCAGCAATAATCGCAGCAGCAGTAGCCCCACCAGACTCGACACCAGCATCAACAATCTGCTTAAATAGGTTTTTGTCCAAACCAAGACGGCGAAGTTCTTTAAGGTCAGCAGCAAACTTCTTAGTCTTATCCAAAACCTTTTGGAAATTAGCAGTCAAATCACCAACAAGACCCTGCACATCAAGGCTCTTAGTCAAAGTCAAACGAATACCATCAACAACAGAAGTAGTAGTCTCAACAATCGTCTGCGACTGCGACTCCAACAAACTAGTAATATTGCCAAACCCAATAACAGCATTTTTAGTAGAAGCAATCAAATCATTAGCATCAGCAATACGCTTAGCAATCTCATCACGCTGACGAGCAATACCAGCCAAAGTAGTTTTAGTATTCTTAGCAAAAGCAGCCAAATCATCAGCAGATGACTGAAACAAAAGTTTATTATCAACAGCATCAGTCAAACTATTAGTAATAGCATCAAAAGCATCAACAACAGCAGATTCAAACTCGCCAAAAGTGCGAGAAACCAAAGGCAAAGGCGACAAAGCCTTTAACAAATCATTCATACCCTTATTAAAAGTAGAAATCTGGTCAGCCATATCAGACATGGCCTGTTCCCAAGCAGCCAATTCATCAGCAGCCTGTTTAGCAGAAGCAGCCAACTCATCAGCACCAGTCTTAGTCTTATTAAACTGTTCCTGCAACTTAGCCACACCAGCAGCGCCACCAGCAATAATGTCGGTATAAACCTTTTTCCAACCATCACCGGAAACAATGCTATTAATAAGCGCCTCAGAAGCACCAAGACCTGAAAGTTTTAGACGAGCATTTTGTTTAGCAATTTCATCAGAAATACTTGAATAAAAATCTTTAACATAATTTTTGGCTTTTTGCTGTTGCTGTTGCTGACCCGAATTATCGCCAGTCATATAGACACCAAGTCTGTCCAAACGCTGACGAGTCAAACGGCTAGTTTCATCAGATGGTGCGATTGAAGTAGTATCAGTTCCCAAAACAAGGTTTGCAACACCATGCAGACCTGAAGCCATGTCTTTCAGTCCACCAACAACAGCGCCCAAAAAACCCATAATTGGGTCAATGATTGGACTAAAAATACTCATAAAACTTGTAAGCAAACCTAAAATAATTCTTAAAGAAATTGCTAAAGTATCTAACGCTATTGATAATGCAGAACCAGCAGCAGTAGCGACGCCACCAATAATATCTGCTAAAAATTGGAAAACTGGCATCAAAGCCATAAGAACATTTGCCAAACTGCCAGACAAAGTCTCAATCAATGGGGCGAGAGCCATCATCAACTGACCAACAACATTTAAAATAATGCCAAAAAGATTACCAATAGGAGCAAGCAAAGGCATTATTGCTTTCATAGAATCAGCAATACCCTGAAAAAAGTTACCAGCAGGTGCAGACGACATATTAAGCATAGGCAACAATTTCTGCATATACTCAGTCAAAACAGGAGTAAGTTTCTGACCCAAAGTAGCCTGAAAATCAATAAAAGCCGACTCAAGTTTCTTCTGAGCCACAAACAAAGTGCCAGAACCCTTAGCAAAAGCACCCTGCGCTGCTGCCGTTCGCGCATACAACAGTTCCAAACGAACCTGCTGCTGAGCATTAAGCAACTCAACACCAGTCAAATGACCAAGACCCTTAGCAGCCAAAACAGCATTAACCTGCTGCTGCTTAATAGCAACACCAAACTTCTCAATGGGGTCATACTCACCACGGAACAAAGCCGTAATACCAGTCAAAGCCTCAGAAACATCGTAACCATAAACAGTTGCCAAGTCCGAAGCCAAACCAACAAGTTTCTGGGTTTCCTGAGCAGTCCTAGCCGTATCAAAACCAGCACCCTTAAGAACCGAACCCAAAAATGTTGAAGCCTGAGCAGCCTGAGAAGTAGACAAACCAATAGAGTTAGCAGAACGAGCAAACGCCTCCATCTGTGGAGTAGCATCCTTAAAAATGATGCCCAAAGATTGAATATTGCGTTGCAGGTCACGAGCCTGAGTAATAGTGCCAACAGCAAAATTTACAAGCATAGAAGTTGCTTGAAAAGCAATAAACCCTTTAGCAGCACTAGCCATAGATTTACCAAGACTAGAAACAGCACCAGACAATCCACCCAAAGACTGCTGAGCCTGACGAACACCAGAAGCATTAAAAGTAGAAAAAATTGGGAGAATAATATTGCCAGCCATAATTACCCTCTCAACTTGGCATTAACTAAAGTTGCATACTGATTCAAAACTGATTCCATTTTATACTGTGCAAAAGGTAATGCCTTTTCGCCACTAGGCCAAACAAAACGAGAAGCACTACCCTTAACGACACCTCTACCACTATTCAAATTCATAATAAATTTCTGCGAACCAATACGCGTAATTTTATGCTTACGCTGACCAGTCTTAGAGCGACTATATGGATATTCACGAGTGTATTCATATTTATTCATAGACCTACGACTACGACCAGCCATATCAGCAATACCCACAGCACCAGAACGAGTCCTAACACGAACAATCGAGTTATACTGCCTTTTCACAGCCAAACGCGGAGTCTGAATAGTCGTAGACTTCACAGGAAAACCAGTTCCCCAAGTCAAACGACCCGGAATAACCTTTGGAGTCATACCAGACAAAGGCGGTGCAGATGGAATACCACGCCTAATAGCATCCTCAACAGGCTTAGCAATCTCACGAGCCTTAGCCCTCAAAGCAACAACATGTCCTCGGTCAATTTCACCCAAAATTTTAATCATCGGGCGAACATCAGTAAAAGCAACCGCAACCCTGCCATTAGCAGTCGTTACAGTAAAATTGCTAATAGCCATACAACAAGTCTACCGAGCAAAAAGAAAACCACCCTTGCGGGTGGCCTCTTTAGTAAGAATTTTGTGCTTGCGCTCTAGCAACCAAATAACGACTCATAGTAAAAATCATTCGGTCAGACTCTTGCATCAACACACTAGGCGCTATGCCGGTTTCACAAGCCAACGCAGCAATATGCCAATGGGCTGAAGTTTCGCCTAACCCTTTGATTTTGGGTCTAGGTCACTTGCCCCAACTGAGGCAACATCCTCAACCCAAGACTCAAAGTCCTTAGTTGTTTCCTTGCGACGCTTTTCGCTAGTCCATGCCAAAAACAAAAGGTGAGTGTATTTAACATTCGATTCCAACGAAGTAACCGAAATATCATACTTGGTTTCAAAAGCAACAAGGTCGGCAGCCGAACAAGTTACTTCCTTAACATCACCAGTATTCAATTCAACGCGTAGATTGATTTTCATTTAGTTTCCTTATGCAGTTGCGCGAGTTACAGAACCAGAAGTAGGCCAAGTAACTGAGAATGACGACAGGTCGCCGATAGAACCCGAAATTGGGGTGTAGCCATTGATAAGCACAGTTGTTGTATATGAGGGGTTCGTAGCCGACACAGTAGTTCCTGCTGGCTTAATAACCAAAGTTCCTACGGTGTTAACTAGAGGCCAGATAGTTGCATCAACAGAACCAGCAGCGTAGTCCTGATAGAAGTCCAACTTTGCTGAACCTGAAAGGATACCGCCAACAACAGTCTTGTAAACAGTTGCTGAAGTTCCAAAAGTGGTGGTATCAACTTCGTTGCTTGACACATCGAGTGTGACGGCATGAAGTGATGAGGTCAAGTCAGTTCCATTTAGAGTTACCTGAAACTGAGTGGCAAGAAACTTAGCCAATTTATTCTCCTACTATGCGAAAACCGTCACAGACCATTCGGCTGCTAGGTAGTTTGTTTCACCTATTGTTAGATTACCATAGGTTGATAATCCAGTTACTCGGCAGTCATTTGCAGAACCACTAAGTGAACGGTCTAATTCTATCGCACTCTTGACCGAGAGCGTTCCTGTCTTAGCGACATACTGGTCTAAAAGGTTTTGAGCATTACGCCCATCAGCCCTGCTAACCACGACAGTAATAGTGAAAGAATATTCATCCAAACCACGACCAAAAGTAGTGTCATAATTGATGTTATTCAAAGTGATAATTGCGACAGGTGGCTGAGGTTGCTCGGGAATCTGAGAAGTAGTGCGCATCCCAGTAATAGTGGCAAGATTAGTTGCCAAACCAGCCTTGATATCGCCAATAGTTGTCATGCGAGATTTCTCAACATACGGTAAGGATTCACAAGCATGGCAACATCAGGGTCAAGTCGAGTGCCAACACGAATAAAGCCCATATCTGGTGATGACAACACACCAAGAGGAGAATCCAAACGCTTAAAAATACGACTTGCCTGAATAATTGTTGCTTGCTTTACAGCACTAGGCACAGCAGACCAACCCCAAACACCAGTTACCTTAACTGAAGCCATGCCCTGAGCCGGAGTGAAGTTATAAGCACCTACCGCACGAATACCAGTAATAGGCCAGCCAGTCATACCATCAGCGCGACCATTTAGCGGTTCAAATTGGGTATCAGCAGCATCCCAAGTAATGTCATAAGTGGTATTCAAATTGCTTGAACTTTTCACTTCACTAATACTTACTGCATCATCAACTGGTAGATAAATGATGTTATCTGGTGCAAAATAGCGGACAGCAGTTCCAGCATTGTAAAACGAGCGCATCGTATAGCCATCAATAAGGCGCGAAGCAGCCTCAATGTTGCCCTCTAAAATAGTGTCGTCAATAGTATCCGCAGATGGGATACGCAAAGCAGCCTTAACATCTGCCAAAGTGCAATAACCGTTAGTGATAGCCACAAAGACTCCTAAAATCTATGAGTCTATTCTACCGCTAAAGCGCATACGAGCCTTAATGTCAGTAGAACTAATACCAGAAGTATAAGGAATGTAGCAAAGACTTATGCTGCGTTGGTCTAACCAATTTTGGTCAAATTGCATCTGTTTATAATAATCTTTAACAGCCCAATCCGAACCAATAACAACCATGTCTGGTTTGACCATTTCAATAGTTGGGCGCGAATCAACACCGCCAAAATTTGCCACAACTTCATCAACAAACTTGCAAGCCTCAAGGACTTCGCGGCGTTCATCAAAACTCATCACAGGCGACTTGCCTTTGTATTCCAAAATGAAATCGTCAGTATTTAGAGCAACAGTTACAGCACCCAGTTCGGCACAACGAGCCAGAAACCGAACATGACCCGCGTGAAATAAATCGAAAGTCCCGCCTGTATAGATTCTCAATCCCATCGGTTATCCCTACGGACTTTGAGCGACCAAGCGCCCTCTGAATAATCTTCTTGTGCCACTTTCGCCTCATAAAGTCGGTGATTTGCCGAAAAGGTGCGAGAATTTTCAGCCTGAAAACCACTATTAAGCGTAGAACTATTATCGTGATGTATTTTCGCATCAATGAAGTTCTTTTGAATACCGTGATAATCAATACGGCGTTCCAAATCATTATCGTCAAAATAAAGAGGATAAAATCGCTCATCATATAACCCAACCTTATCAACACAGCCCTCACCAAAAGCCACAGCCGACCAATGAGGCACACAGTCAAAGAAGTTCACAGCATCCGTCAAAATGCTCTCAGCAGCCTTAGAAAGCGTTTTAGGGGCAAACCAGCAATCATCATTTACCAACAACCAATACGGCGCGTAAGGTGTTGATTTGATAATCAGATTCCAAGCACCAACAAGCCCCAAGCCGTAAGGCACACGGATAATCCACATATTAACCACAAAATCGGGTTTTTCAGGATTCCATGTTGCAGTTCCCGAATTATCAACAATGACAAGATGTTCGACAGGATAATCAATAGAGTCCAATAAACGCTGTGCAAGGTCAAACCTCTTTAATGTCGCAAATCCGAGAACAGGAATCACTTTAGCAACTTCTTCAAAGCCGGAGTCCAAAACTCCTGCCAAACCTTTTCAGCACGATAACCCTCAGCAAACTCCAACGCCTTAATAGATTCACCCTGCCCACGCTCATACGCTTGCATCAAAGCCTCAACAATCTGAGGAATGTTAGGAATACTAAACCAAGATTTTTGAGCATCATCCCACATCGGTTGACACTCAACAGCCCAACCATCGCCAACAAGTTCAGAAGAAGCACAAATATCAGACACAATCACAGGCACACCACAAGCCTGAGCCTCAATCGTTCCAACCCCAAAACCCTCACCATAAGAAACACCCAAGTAAACATCCATAGCCGTATAAAGAGCAGCCAAAACCTCTTGTGGATAGCCATGACGATATTGCAATTGGTCACAAAACAAAACATTTTCAGCCGGAACGCCACAAGAAGTTAGCAAATCAGCCAAACGCCAACCAAAAGCACCAAACATATCAGTGTGCAAATACAACAAAGCATCAGGATGTTTCTTCACAAAAATACCAAATGCTAAAAAAGCCTCAGCAACAGCCTTACGGTGAATAGCACCAGATGACTTATTAGCAAAATTCATACCAACAACAAACTGGTCATCACGAATACCCATAAATTTACGAGCATCAAGACCCTCAATAGTGGCAGTTGGCTTAAAAACATTATCAATAGCGTGAGGAATATACAAAGACTCAATACCAGAAGCCTCAATCTGCTGCTGACCCCACTTACTCATAGCAATAGGAGTCACATTAGGATTAGCCAACCAATCAGCAACTAAAGGCGGAATAGGAGTATGGTCAACTGGAGTCCAAGACGCAACAGGAATGTCTTTGTATTTGTCTTTCTTCAAAATCCAAACATCATACAAAGTAATAAGCAAATCAGACTGCTTACCCTTTTCTTTCAAAATCTTAGCCTTGTGATGCTGATGATTAATAGCAGTCACATCTTGCGAATAAGCATCCGCACCACGAGCATATTCAGGAACAAGCCCAAAGCCAGAATCCCAAAAACCATTAACACCCTCGCGCCCATAATTTGACTGGATAGCAACATCCAAACCATCACGAACCATACGAGTTAAAACTTGATTTGATTGCACACCATAACCAGTCGGTGCGGTGGGTGAATTACTGAACCAAGTAACAGTTCCCTTTAGCATTTGTGCCTTTCGTAGTAGGTATAACAATCATAGTAAAAGAACACCCCCCGCATCTACGCATACGAGGGGTGTTCAGCCTAATTATCGGCTAAGGATTAACTTGCGCCACCCTTGAAGTAACCGATGTGGGTTGCGTGAGTTAGGCCACCGTCTACACGGATTAGACCACGGTAAGTGGTCACATCGGTGTTGAACGCGTAGTCCTGTGACTGTGCGACCTGAACGCCACCAGCAACACGAACCTTGAATGATGGTAGGTGTCCGAATAGAACAGACTTAGCACCAGTAGCAACAGCAGGAACAGCAGGGTTTTCGTAAACATTGTAACCAAGCAACTGTGCTGGCTGTCCAGCCATTGCAGAGTCAGTCCAAATGTAACGGCCTGAGCCATCCTTTAGTTTACGAGCAGATGCGATACCAGTCTTTGACATCTGGAAACCGAGGTCAGGAAGAACACGAGCGCCATCAGCGATACCGTAAACAAGGTCAACAAGGTTCTCGTAGGTTGCAGCACCAGCGACACCAGTTCCACCAGTAACAACTGAGCCAGCAGCGCCGACTAGTGAGTTGGTTAGAACGGTGTTGGTCTGAATACCTAGAGAAGTTCCAAGTTCCTGAGCGATGTATGAGGTGATGTCGAATCCGGCATCAGCAACAAGTTCGTTCGAGATTGAAACCAAAGCACCATACTTGTAAGCGCCAAGAGTGATGCTTGAGAAAGTAGGGTTGCTTTCAGCAATAGCCGAACCAGCAGCAACTGAACCTGCGCTTGAAAGAGCAGTAACGGTTGGGATAACTAGTGACTCACCTGAAGCGGTGTTGAATACCTCAGAAGTCTGAAGCATAGGGCCAACCAACGCAGCAATCTGGAACACACGGTTGTAGAAAGAGGTTGGAACGGTGTTGCTTGATGGGGTTAGAGCAGCACGCATTTCACGAGCAAACTCGTGTGAGCGAACTTCACCACGAGCAATCGAGCGAAGCAAGTCTGCATCGTCAGCAGTTGGCTCAGCAGGAGTGAACGCAGCACCAGCAAGAGCAGCCTCAGCCGAACGCTTTGCTACTTTTTCAGCAGTTGCAATAGCAGCATCGCGGGCTTCAATGTCAGCCTCAATGCGGTCAATTTTTTGTAGGTCATCAGCAGTTAGTCCACGCTTCTCTGACTCTGCGATGTCAATGACTTCGCGCATCTGAGCAACTAGGTTGTTGCGAACTTCTGCCTGACCCTTGATAAATTCAGACATAATCAGTCTTTCTTTGTAAGGATAAACAGGGAACTCTGCCGTGAATGACACAGAACAGAAACGGTGGCGCTAACGCTCAACCTGTATATAAGTTTACTGAGAGTGTGGAACACCCTGTAAAAGAAAACCCCACCGCCGAAAGGGAGTAAAGGCGGTGGGGCAAACGAGAGATAAAATTATCTCGTTTCTTTTGCTTCAGTCACGCGCACTTCTTTGGCAGGTGCTGAAGATTTTTTGAGTTCACGAACCAAGTCAGCAATAAAACCAGAGTCAGGTTCGCCAGCAACCTCATTGATTACACGGATTGCAATTTCAAGTTCTTCTTTAGTTGGCATTTTTAGCCTCTTTCACAAATAGATTAAGTTTCATCTTCTTCAATTCTAGGCTACGCGAAGCAACAAGGCTAGTTTGAGGAATAACCCACAACTTACAAATTGCTTCAGGCTCGATAACGCCAGAAACAACCTGACAACCATTAGCAGTTTCATCAAAGAAAATACAGTTTTGACACATCAAACCCTCGCCTTTAAAAGGGTTAGCATCTGCTGGTGCATAGTGAGCGCCATCAGCCATTGAAGATTGGTCAAATTTGCCAAATTCAACAGCCAACTCAGCAATGTCATTTGCTTGAGCCTTTTGACGGTCATTCAGTAGGTCATATTCTTCCATCACATACCCGCTATCAAAAGGTCAAGTTTCTTTTTCTTCAAAGCCAAAATGTCGCCCTCAACTTCTTGAACTTCGTCAGTTTTAGTAAGTTTTGCAACAACATCATTAATCAAAGAAGCATGAATAGGCTCAAGTTCTTCACCAGACTCTAAACGCATCAAAGCATCAGCCAAAGCATCAGCATCAATACCGCCCTCAACTGAACGAACAGCAATAGTGCCAGCAGTTCCCTCATAGGCTGGTGAACTAACAATTGATGTCTCAAAAAGCCTTACAGCGTTCAAAGTGCGAACCGAACCATCCTCAGACCACGAATCTTTAATAACCGAAAAACCAAAACTCATAGAGTCAACAACTTTTGAACGGATAAGTTCTGCAACATCACGCCCACGAGTAGTATTAGCCAAAGTAGCCTCAACTTTTAGACCATGTGCATCTTCAGTTAGTTTCAGAGTGCCACCGCGAAGCGATGCCAAAGGTTCACTGCTATCGTGATTCCACAACAATTTTACTTCATTACGCGACTGCAAAGAACGCTTAAACGCACCCGGGGCAATACGCTCAATAAAAGGCAACGGCTGAGAATCAGAATTAAATACAGCAGCATAACCAGTAAAGTTCATACCAGCAGGAGTTTCACGAACCTCAAAGTTTGTAAAATTTACACGCTGCTCTGGCTGAGAAGCAGAACGCCCCTCAGAAACTCCACCCTCAAGACGGTTCTTGATGCGATAAGCCACATCAGACCACTTATCACGAGTTGCTGTGCTAGTCATAGGTTCACTTTCAGTCTTTGGTTCTAGTTTATCAACCAAGACCTGTGCTGCTTTTGTCCAACGAGTATTTGTGGACATAGGTGCATCAACTGGCATAGGTGTATCAGGAGTGTCTTGAACATCCTGCACATCTTCAACAACAAATTCTGGGCGTGGAACAATCTCAAGTTTAAAGATGTTCATAATCATCATGTCCTCAGTTGGCTTGAATACGCCATCTTCATAATCATAAAGATTTACGACAGCAAGTTCACCCTCAACCATGACAATCTCAGCCAAAATTTCTGGATTAAGAACATCCCAAGAAACATAATCGCCAATTCCCAACTCGCCAACGGCTGCTCTTTCACCCTTGAAAGGTTCTTCAGTTGAAAGGCTAATAGCAATTGCTTGAGCAATAGCACTTTTCTTAGTTTTGTGGCATCCGTGAATAGCACCAGCGCCACCAGTAACAGCCCAACCAGAGCAATCTGGATTATTTTTCTCAATGTAATACGGCATTATGTAACCTTAAGGTAACTGACTAGATGATTTGTAGATGAAGAAACAGCCCAAATTGAATCACTTGGACTTAATGCTATTTCAGTTGAATCAAGTTTTTGCAAGACAAGCCCATTATTGATAGTCACATCTGAGCCACCAAGGTAAAGATTTGCTTGATTATCATTATTGTGAATATGAATACGGTAATCACTAACATTTGAAGAACTTAGTTCTACTGGCGTAGTGCCGACAATTACTTGTCCTGAAGTTATAGCCATTAGTAAACCGATTCAGGGTCAGCAGGATTAATCAAGTTAACATTCTGCAACTGTGTAGGTGGAACACCCTTGTGAGTAATAGGTGGAAGTTCAAGGGCAGCCAAAACCTCAGTTGGGTCATAACCAACTTGAACAAGAACTTGAGCCATCTTGACTTTTTTCTCTTCCTCAACAATTCCTGTCTGAGTTAGAGCAATGTTGGCTAGTGGCACACGGTATTGGTCGCCATTTTCTACAGGTGACAAGTCCTCTAGTCGGCGAACATCATTTACAGACATGAAACCAGCCTGAGAACCAACAGAATACGCAGTCATGCGGCTTTGTAGGTCGCCACGAAGAAGCGCATTGAAGTTGAACTTAATAAATGCGTTGTTTGGTAGCAACTGTGAGTAGCCCCACTCAATCTTTTCCAAGATAGGGCGTAGTGTGTGCGAAACAAATTGCAGGTTGTTCTGTTCAACGCTGGCGTAAGAAGCGGTATCAGGAATACCCATCATGTGCAATGGAATGTTAAATGCACGAGCCATTTCTTCGACAGCAAAACGGCGTGACTCCAAGAACTGTGAAGCGTTGTTATCTACTTGAGTTGAAATATACTTAGCGCCACCAGACAAAATGCCTGTTTTGTGAGCATTACGCCAACCACCATGACGGTTATCAAAACCAGACTGAAGATTCTTAGCCTGTTCAGGCGAAATCTCACCCGGAACTTCAATAACACCCTGAGTAGTAGCACCCTGACCAAAGAACTTAGCAGCAAATGACTGCAATGCACTAGCAACACCCAAAGCATCTTTGAGTTTGGCTACGCGACTAATGCCAACTAGCGAACCCGGCTCAGCCAAATCAATCAGGTGGATAACCTCATCTGAAGTAAGGGTTTTGCTTTCGCCCTTGATAACAAAAACTTTACGACCAATAGCCGAACGCTTAACTTCAACAGTCATTGGGTCAAGAACAACAAGGTTTACAACTTCACCATTTGTATCACGGAAAACGCGAGTATAAGAGTTACCTGCAACCAAAAGACTTGCTACAACTGCACCATAGTGAGCCTGACGAGTAGTATCAACATCTGGCTGTTCAATCCACATAGGCTTTGGTCGGTAAGGTCGGCGTTCACCAGCCACACGAATAAATGAATCACAAGGCAAAGTAGAAATAGTGTCGCTGATAAGGCTTACAGCCGAGAAGAACGCGACAATTTCAAAAGCGTTCTTAGCATTGATAGCAACACCAGCATTGCTTTCAATAGTGGTTTCTACACCAGCACCCCAAACAGTTTGAAAACTGATGGCGCGATTCTCAAAAAGATTACCTAGCATTACTTACGACCTCGCTCAATAGCCAGCCCAAACAAAACAAAACCAGCGCCAGCAACAATCACACCAGCAGGGGCAAAGATAAGCCCAACACCGAAAGACACAACAGCGATACCAACCGCTTGCAAAATTGTCGCAACCACTACGCCACCTAAATAAAGAACTGAGGCACTACTGCCTTTTCTATTCTACCGCTTGCTCTATCGTATGCGAGAACAGCAGCAACCGCAGCGTCAATACGCCGAGAACTTGCACGATTTTCTTTTACGATACGAACACCCAAATTGTCATTTTTGACAACAGCATTTGATAAATGACGAGCCAACAAGGGGTCGCCATCGTGAACAATGCGTTTCTCAACAACAGCATCATAAAATTTGGCACACGCAGTTACCATACGCCGAGCCGAAGTGCTAGGCCACTCAACAATCGGAATACCCTTGTCAGCCATAACTTCCATCGAACGCTGCCAACGGAAAGGGTCACAAGCAACCTCACGCACCTTATAACGGCGACAAAAATCAACAATGGCATCTTCAGCATCCTGAATGTTCACACGCCAAGAATCATCAGCATCAGCGGGCTTTTCCCAAGCCTTAACCAAACTAATGTGAGGCAAATCATCCTCATTGATAGGAATAGAGCAAGCCACGATAACTGTTGAGTCACCACTAAACGAGCCGTCAAAACCAAGAATGTATTGAGCATCAGGGTCAAGTTCAGTTTCCCCAACACACGAATCCCAAGTGCCATTCGGCAACCAAGACAACTGAGACGAAACCCATTGATTCAAGCGTTTAGTGCGAAATTCGGCTTCTGGTGTTCGCTTAACAGCCGACTCAAAGTCAGCAGCCGAAACAATGTCATCAAAGCCGGGATTAGCAATAGCCCAACTACTAGGCTCACGATGGTCAGCATCCTGTGGCGCTTCCCACCAAGCCATAAAAAATGCGGGGTCAACAATTTCACCACTAGCAACCTGCTTGCCATACTGATACAACTTGTAAGCAATCGAATCCTGACCTGTGCTATCCGACTTCACACCAGCAGTAGTAATCGCAACCAACTGCCCAATCTTGCCACGGTTTCCCATAGCCAAAGAAAACACATCATACAAATCACGATTCTTATGAGCATGAAGTTCATCCATAATCACACGGCTAGGGTTCAAACCCTCTTTCGAATAAGCCTCAGCAGAAACAACCTTAAAAACACTATTAGTGCTAGGCACATAAATAGAATCTTTCCAAATCTGGCACATATCAGCCAACTCGCTCGACTCGACCATGCGCTTAGCCTCACCAAACACAATACGAGCCTGTTCCTTTTCAGCAGCAACAGCAATAACCTCACCACCATTAATGCCCTCAGCAATTAACGAATAAAGACCAATCGCAGCCGAAGAAAGCGCCGACTTACCATTCTTACGCGGCATCCCAATCAAAGCCGTCTGAAAAGCCAACCCACCATCAGCATCACGCGCATAAAGACGCTTCAACAACTCAATCTGCCAATCACGCAACCGCAAAGCCTCACCAGCCCGACCAGCAATACCATCCTTACCAATCGAACCAAAAGTCTCAGCAAACTCAGCAGCAAACTCCCCATCACCCTGAGCAATCTGCTCATCAGAAACAGGAGTCAAATAAGCCGGAGGCCAACTACTCGCCATTAGACTTCTGAGCCTTTTTAGCCAACAACTCTTCCAACTTGCTCTTAGTCTTAGCCGACACCAACCCAAGCCTTGTCCGGTCAGCCGGAGTAAACCCAAGCAACGACAAATTCTTCACAATCATCGTCTCAGTATCATTCAACTGCTTCACCATGTGCCACTCATCAGGATGGTCAACAATATGTTGCCTCAACCACTCACGGCGGTCAAGTTGCTCACAAACCATCTGCACCAACTGAGTATCAGTCTTAATAGAAATCCACAACTCACCAGCACCAAACACCGTATCCCACAACTGCTTACCAACCTCACCCAAAGGGCGCAACGGCTCAACATAGCCATACTCCAAAGGCGCAATCGCATCATTCGTGCGAATCTTATGCTGCCCCGGATTGCCCTGCAAGATTTTCAACTCTGCTGGCTTCGTGTAATTGACCATAACCCCATCCTACCCCGAAAAGCCTGAAATTCCGACAGGTGTGAAAAAC